GAGACTATTGATAGGGCGTCCCGGTCGCCACGGCACAGGCTTCATTCCAAAGAGTTGTATTGTAGATAGCCCCGCTGCCCGTGGCGTCCCGGACCTCCTGGATCATGTCAAGGTCAGGCACGCATCAGGCGGTGAGAGCATCGTCTACATGAAGTCGTATGAGAAGGGCCGCGAGAAGTGGCAGGGCGATACGGTTGACTTCGTGTGGTTCGACGAAGAACCCAGCCTGGACATCTTCTCCGAGGGACTAACCCGAACCCAAGCCACGGGCGGCATGGTGTGGATGACGTTTACCCCGCTGCTTGGCATGTCCGATGTAGTCATGAGGTTCATCATGGAACAGAACCCGGAGCGGTCTGTCACCCAGATGACGATCGACGACGCAGAACACTACACGCCAGAAGAACGCGCCAAGATTATAGCCAGCTATCCCCCGCATGAACGGGAAGCACGGTCCAAGGGCATCCCCACGATGGGGTCAGGGCGGGTGTTCCCTGTCTCTGAGGAGCAGATAGCCTGCGAGCCGTTCCCGGTTCCCGATTGGTGGCCTGTTATTGGTGGCCTCGACTTTGGCTGGGATCATCCCTTTGCTGCAGTCAAGCTAGCCTACGACAAAGACAGCGACATCATCTATGTAACCAATGCCTACCGCATCCGCGAGGCAACCCCGCTTATTCACGCAGCAGCCTTGAAGCCCTGGCTAAAGGGCTGGGAGCAGGGGACTAACTTCTACTTTGCATGGCCCCACGATGGCCTTCAGCATGACAAGGGGTCAGGCAAGCAACTCGCCCAAATATACCGGGATGAGGGACTGCCGCTTTACTACGAACACGCCAAGTTCCCGGACGAGCGTGGAACGGGTGTTGAGGCAGGCATCATGCTGATGCTGGAGCGTATGCTGCAAGGCAGGCTCAAGGTATTCGGCAACCTGACAGAGTGGTTTGACGAGTTCAGGCTCTACCATCGCGTAGACGGCAAGATCGTGAAAGAGCGGGATGACCTCATGTCCGCCACACGTTACGCCATGATGATGCTTCGGATTGCCAAGGGGCAGAACAAAGCCCCCGTAAATGACAGATACCGCAGGCGTTCATCGTCTGGCGAAGGGAGTTGGTTGACTCAATGAGTATGATCGAAGCGCAATCCAAGCCGTTGACAGCAGACGGCGGGGAAGGTGCGCCCGATGATACCGACCTCGTTGCGGAAATCAGGCAGAAGGCCAAGGACGCACGCCAGGCCCGTCAAGAATGGATCGACGAGGCCAAGGAATGCCGCCGCATGGTGGCTGGCGACCAGTTCAGCGACGAAGACAAGCGGCTGCTGCAGGAACAGAAGCGCCCCCCGGTTGTGTTTAACCGAATCGGTCCTGTCGTTGACGTGGTTGGTGGGCTTGAAGTCTCGAACCGCCAAGAGGTGCGCTACATCCCGCGTGAAGTTGGGGATGCGGGCCTGAATGAAGTCCTGACGGGCGCTGCCAAGTGGGTGCGTGACGAGTGCAACGCTGAAGACGAGGAAAGCGAAGCGTTCCTTGACATGTCCGTCATCGGCGAAGGCTGGACTGAAACCCGCCTTGACTATGAATACGACCAGGATGGTTCAATCCTGATTGAGCGCGTCGACCCGCTAGAGATGCTGCCAGACCCAGCCAGCACGAAGAAGAACTATCGTGACTGTGAATGGCTCATCCGCGAGAAGATGGTCAGGCTTGAGTGGGTCAAGGAAACGTGGCCTGACAAGGCTGACGAAGTGGGCATGGCCCGCTCGGCTGAAGGTGATGGGGACTTTGAGGGCGAATCAGTCCACCGCAATGTGATCGGGGATCAGTATCAGTCACCGAGTTCAACGGGCACGGGCAAGTCCTACCAGCACCAGGTCAAGCTGACAGAATACCAATACAAGAAGCGTGAGAAGTACTACCGCGTCCAGCACCCGATGACGGGTGAGGTGATGGAAATCACGTCAGAGGAACACGCCAAGCTGCAGAAGCGTGCGACGGCCATCTTTGGTCAGCCGATGAAGTCGGTCGAACAGTCCCGCTGCATTTATCGCCGGGCGTTCATCGTTGGCGACATCCTGCTTGAAGACAAGGAATGCCCCGACCCGAAGTCATTCTCCTACAAGGCAATGACCTCGAAGCGCGACGTGGCGAAGGGCTGCTGGTACGGCTTGGTCAGAGGCATGAAAGACCCGCAGCAGTGGGCGAATAAGTTCTTCAGCCAATCCATGTACATCCTCAACGTCAACGCCAAGGGCGGCGTGATGGTTGAGAAGGACGCAGTGGACAAGCCCAGCGACTTTGAACGCACGTGGGCCAATCCGCAGGCAGTGACATGGGTGGAGCCGGGGGCGAATACACAGGGCAAGGTTGTGCAGAAACAGCCCCCTGCATTCCCTCCTGAAATATCGGGCCTGATGCAGTTTGCCATTCAAAGCATCCGTGACGTGTCGGGTGTGTCGGTTGAACTGCTGGGCATGGCCGACCGTGACCAGCCCGCAAGCCTTGAGTACCAGAGGAAGCAGGCAGGGGTCACAATCCTTGCCACGCTATTCGATGCTCTCCGCAAATATAGAAAAGAGCAGGGCCGCACGCTGCTCTACATGATCGAGACGTACATCTCGGATGGGCGGCTGGTTCGCATCTTGGGCGAGAGTGGGCAGCAATACGTTCCCCTCCTCAGAACCCCAGGCGCGTCACGCTATGACGTGGTGATTGACGAAGGCCCGAACTCGCCGAACATGAAAGAGAAGACGTGGGCGATCCTGCAGCAACTCCTGCCGATGCTTATGAACGCAGGCGTCAAGATCCCGCCGAACGTGATTGACTACCTGCCGCTGCCTCAGTCGTTCATCGACGCCATGAAGAAGCCAGATCCGCAGGCCCAGCAGGAAGCGCAGATGCAGAAGCAGATGATGCTGGAAGAAAAGCAGGCTGACACGGCCAAGACGCAGGCACAGGCGGCACTCGCTGCTGCACAGGCAAGGCTTGCAGAGGCACAGGCCGCACAGGCTCAGGTCGAGGCAGGATTGCAGGGCCAGCAATTGCAGTCTGGCGACCAGAAAGTGCTGCACGAAATGCAACTCAAGACGCAGCAGGCAGAGCAGCAGATGCGCTTGGCCCAGCAGAACGTGCAGCTTGAGGCATGGAAGGCGCAGCAGGACATCAACCTGAAGCGTGAGGTGGCATCCGCTAACCTGCAACTTCAGCAGCAGAAGGCCGCGCACGAATCAGCGGTGACGAAGGGCTTGCCGGAAGTCACGAAGGCCAGCCAGTCGCTTAATGAACTGATGACCGCCTTGAGCATCATTCACTCAGCCCCTGACGAGATCATCCGCGATCCGGTATCGGGCGCTGTGATGGGCAAGCAGAAGAAGTTGAGCCAGGAGCAACTCGCCAAGATCCCGAAGGACTTGCAGCAGTTGCTCAACCCCAAGGCAGCGGTCAGGGACGATAACGGAAACGTGGTAGGTGTGCATTGACCTATTCAACCATGAAACCTGACCGGCTCAACGGCCAAGATATCCTGCGCCCTGTTGTGCATGAGGGTGGAACGCCACGCCTAGCGTCGTCATCGGTCTGGTTCCCGCCGACGATCAGCGTGCAGCACGCCTATGAGCCTCTTGGAAGGCTTGTGGAGATTGAAGCGCAGCAGATTGTGGCGATGAAAGCCATGAAGACCAGCGAACTGAAACAGAGACTTTATGCATTTGCCCAAGCGGTAATTGCGAACGAACAGAGGAAACCACTCAATGGCTAACGGATTTTATCAGCTTTGGAAGCAGTCGATCCTGACTGGCGTCGGGGCTTCGGAGTTGAACACAGGCGCGGGTGCTTCTGTCATCTTTGTGGATACGGGCACCTACAGCGTCAACCTGACCACGCATGACTTTTTCAACGACCTGTCAGGCACGTATGGGGATGGCGGCACGGCGCGCGCCAACTCTGAAGTCATCACGTCGCCCACTTACACGCTGGGAACGTTTGACGGTGCTGACACGGTATTTGCATCGGTGAACACGTCCAGCACCACGGTTGAAGGCTTTGTCATCTTCGTCAATGACAGCAGCGCGGATGCTACTTCTCCCCTTGTGGCTTTCTTCGACGCTTCCATTACGGGTATGCCGTTCAGCACGTCATCCGGTTCACAGGTGACGATTGCCTGGAACGCTTCAGGCATCTTTGCGCTCTGATGCAGTACCGCACGCATGAAGATGGCCCGCTGACCGAGATCAGCATTGAACCGGGCGCTGTCGTCGTGACCATGACGTTCGACCGTCCCGGCGACTACACGCAACTGCACAGCCACGCTTTCGACCATGAGATGCAGTGCGTCAAGGGTGCAGCGCGGATCGTGATCGACGATGTGCAGACGGTCTTGAACGAAGGCGGGTCTTACATGGTCGAGGCGCACAAGCGTCATGGGGTGTGGCCTTTGGCCTCTGGGACTGTGCTGCGCTGCGTTCACGCGCACGAGGACATTCACCCGGACATGAAGCCGGAGGATGGCGTGCCTATTGAATGGCTGCACAGGCTGACAGACGAGGTTCCGTTCGATGCGCGCGGCTAATTACGTTGAGGAAACGACGACCAGCATTGCCGGGTCAAGTGGCGATGGCGCAGTGACCATGACGCAGATCACGAGCATTCCGCGCTTTTCAACGGTGCTTGGTACGCAAAACACGACCGTGCGGTATGTGATTGAGGACACGGTCAACAAGAAGTTTGAATCCGGTATAGGGCACGTATCGTCTAATGTGTTGACCCGCACGCAACCTCAAGTCACGTGGGACGGCACGACCTACACTGACAACGGTGCGACGGCGCTGCAATTTGGGTCAAGCCCAACAAGCGGCGATGTGAAGATCAGACTGTCACCGACCGCCGAGGACACTTTCCGTGGGCACGGGCGCATTCAGTCTGTCGCAGCCGGGGACAGTTGGCGCGATTACAGGTTCTCCGATCACTGGCTGCAAATCAATTCTGGCGGCTCTATAGCGAGCGCGGCCACGGCAGACCGGGAATACTATCAGCCTTACAAGATCGAAACGGGCTGCGTGATATCCGGCGCTCAGTTTGAAGTGGGGGCGCTCGTCTCGTCATCAAACATGAAGTGGGCGTTGTATGGGTGTGGTTCTGACGGCTTGCCAAGTGCGAAGATTGTGGATTTCGTGACCACGTCTACCGCATCAACAGGCATCAAGACGGACACCGCAACAGGCTCATGGTCGCCCGCAGGTAAGTTCCGGCTCACGCCTGGGTGGTATTACTTTGGGCTAATTTGCAGCCACGCAGTGACGCTGCGTTCCAATGGCACCAACGCACTTAGTCACAGCAGTGCAGGGCCGCTTGGCCGCAAGGATGTCTATGGTGTTGGGGCGTTTCTTTACATCGCGGGGAATTACACCACAGGGCTTCCAGCCACGCCAACTCTGACCGGCGCTACTTTGCAAAGTAACGCCGTGCAGCCGACTTCGTTCTTTTTGGGCTTGAAGCGTGACGCCACATGATAAATTACATTGAAAGGGGCGCACGGCTTCACGAAGCGATCCATCGCGCAGGACACACACTGCGGGAAGAAAGCGGCGTGTGGGTATCGTCCGACGACGCAGCCGTACAAGCCATCATAGACGCATTTGATCCCGTTGCAGCGGCATTGCCTGATAAGGTGACAGCCGTAAAGGCCGAAGCACAGCGCCGCATCTATCTCGTTTTGCCCGCCCACATGCAGACTAACCTGATGGCGCAGGGCTTGCAGAACACGCTGACCTATGGCGCCGACAGCGCAACATGGCCCGCAGACCAACAGGCGCTCAAAGTCTACACCGACGCGCGTTGGCTGCGGATCAAGGCGCTGCGTGAGGCAAGCAACGCCATTGAGGCGAAGCTGAACGCTATTATTGATTGGCAAGTTTTAGAGGCTTACGACGCGACGACAGACGCCGACTGGCCTGAGTGAGGCTTAACCTATGACGTACGGCGCGAACTCCTACGGTAGACGCCCGTATGGCATGGGGCCAGAGGCGGCAGCGCCAAGCGGCACAACGCTCACGCAGTCCGCGCAGCTAGCTTCAGCAAGCGCACAGTACAACGCAACGGTCAGCGTAGTATTCAGCCTGTCT